TTTAGTTATAATATTCATTTAATGTTTCAACTACTAATTGTAGGTTGTTTGGTATTTTTGTTTCTGCAAACATACCATCTGGACTTTTAGCTGGAATCTTTTTGTAACGATTTGTTACAAATTCATAATTTACAGTTCCATCTTTGTTCTCTTCTACATTAGTGTATAACACCACTGTAAATAGTCCTTCAAGGTTTATTTGAGAATCTATAAGTTTGCCAGAAGTCTTCATCTTGTATCCAATAATCTCTCCACTATCTTCGATAGTATCTGGATGAGAAAAGTAGAATACAGTTAAATCATCTCTTAACTGTCTAGCAGTTTTAATCATTGTAACAGTGTCTTTTGCCATGAGACTAAATTTCTCATAACCTTTTTCAGTTGCTTTATCAAGCATTGTGAAGCCCATTACATAATTACTGTCCTCAAGAATCACTTGTTTAATGTGAGGAGCTTTTTCAGAGATAGTTTTTAACAAACGAGAAATCTCGTTAGCATCATCTATTTCTTTGTAATTCTTGTTCTCTGCGTTGTAAAGTTTTTCAGATCCCTTGAAAGGAAGCTCCTTCTTTGCAACATTGATAATGTACGTTTCTTCTGGATTTAGATGTTTGATACTGGTTGATTTACCAGTTCCAGTGGCCCCTACAATTCCTACTAATTTCGAACTCATAATTTTAATTTATTTAATTATTTATTTTTAATATATAAAGATACAAAATAATCTTTTTGATTACAAGTATTTTATTTTGTTTTTGTTAATACTTTCTAAACTTTTTTTAAGCCAATTCTGTTGAAAAGCTTCATTACTAACAAAAATATGTATGTTAGAATGTTCTGTATCATCAAGTAATGATCTTCCTATCATTTGTTCTAAATTCTCTCCATTACTATTAATGGCTGTAATAAGAATATTAGAAAGATTAGGAAATGTAACACCTGCAGATGCTTTTTTAATAAGACAAAGTTTATTTATACTTCCATCTTGAAATGATTTTAATACAGAGTCATCTTTACTTTTACTATTAAACATGGGAAGTTTATATTTCTCTCCTGTTTTCTCACTAGAGCTAAACAATATAAATCTTTCATTAGGATTAGACTTTATCCAATTACTTACTGCATTAAATAAAGAATCTGTAGAATTGATAAATCTCATTCTTTCTAGAGCAGCAAACATTTTTTGTTGCCCACTAGTATTAATAATTCTATTACCAAGTCTATTACATTCTTTCTTTTCTGTAGATTTCCATTTTTTAGTTTTACCATATTCTATCATAGAAGAAGAATCTAAATCATACTGATGAACAAATATACTAAAATCACTAACAATACCATCTTCAATTGCTTGTTCCGTACTATAATTAACAATCATTTTCATTCCTGAATATAATTTTATATTAGAAAGAGTTTCTTGATTGTATGTACCAGAAGCAAATATTACATGTTTGTTATTTTTAGCTATTTCTCCTGCTATTGGTAATTGATTCTCTTCTCCAAGTAAATGAGCTTCATCTATCAATACATATGAATACTTATTATCTTTTACTTTCTCTAAAGAAGCAAAGGTGGAATAAGTTATTTCTGGTTTAATAGATAGTTCATGTTGAATTAATTCAAATTCTCGTTCCCAGGAAACTTTTACGTCTACATTAGGATATAATACAAGAATAGAAGGATTAGTTTCTAAAGAATGTTTATTAATAGATTTGATAAGCATTCTACTTTTTCCACTTCTAACACTTGATAATACAATTCCTTTACAATTAGCATCTACAATTGTATTTATTATTTTTTGTTGTATTTCATCTTTTGTCATAATTTCTATTTATAATATCCTTTACCACCCATTAGTTGTATGTATTCTGAAAGACTCATTTGTGAAGCTATATGTGTTTGTTGATGAACAGCTTGTATCCAAAGACCTTTGTCACCAGTCCAGTGTGCTTCAGAAATAGATACTCCATCATGTTCAGCCTCTTTAGGTCCAAAGTCTTCAACTTCTTCACCATTCAACAGCTTCTTAATGTAATCAAGTTCTTCAGTAGCACTAACAGGCATCTTCTTAGCTTTCTCTTTTATCTTCTTCACTTTCTGATGCTCTTGTTTAGCTTTTTGCTGCTGGTGCCATCTGTAATCAAATAATTTCTTTTTCATTATCTAAGAAAATAAGATTTGTTAGTAATAGCTTCATAATCACTGTCTGTGATGTCTTTCTTTCTTGGGAGCTCCTTGAACATACCAATCTGGCCTAAGAAACCAAGACCAATACGCACATCATCTTCTCCATAAGAATTCTTGATTAGTCTAAGACTTCTGAAGTATTTAGCTCCATATCCATCTCTCAACTTATCAAGGTCATAACCACTTGGATCAGCCACTTTATACCTCATAGGATCAAATAATGCCATAACAATATCAGCATCATTTTGTGTTGCGCTACTGTCTGCAAAATCTTCTAGTTGAGGTTCTACATCTCCATTCTTTATCCTTGCAGGATTAGAGATGTCACGATTAAACTGGCTAACTACCACTGGTGAATACCCATAGAAGTCACGAGCATATCTCAGCTCATCAGACATCTTATCAATAGCTTGCTTTTTGGTAGGCTGTGTTGTAGTGAGTTTCAAAAGACCAATGTGATCAATAACCACCATGGTTATTTCATTTGGATCCTCAGGAACATAGATCTTGTTGTATTCATCAAGTTGTTCTATACTCCCTCTCTCTAAAGCATACTTCTTAAGATCTTTAGCTATACCTACAGGGTTCTCTGGTCCATCAATGATGGTAACAATTTCACTAAGATGATTGATATAGTCTTCATAATACAAGAATAGATCGTGCTCATCTTTAGTCATCTTCTCAGTCCAACCCAATAGCTTACCTACAGGGATAATGATTCCCTGGTCCAGAAATATCTTACGAGCTACCCACTTGGCCATCTTGTAAGTTCTACTACGTTCCATAGATCTATACCACACCTTCACCTTGATACCTGAAGCTATTCCTTCTTTGGACATAGCCCAATCAACAGGATTAAGAACAAATGCATCATCAATGAATGATGTCTTACCAGAACCTGTAAGTCCACCTACTAGATAATACATACCCTTACGGATACCTACATATCTATTCAGTCTATCGAATCCCATAGGGATTCCACCGTTCTTATCACTAAGGCCTTTATCAACCTCTGCTTTTAATAGTTCAAAACTCATATGTCCGTACCTCCTATTGGTTTTTGTGGAGATTCTTTGATTTCCTCTCCTAAGTTAATTAATTCTATATAAGCCTCAAAAGCTCTTTGATTTAGATAGGTGACACTGTTTTGCATAAATGTCATTCTATTACTACTAGTTTGTAAAGAACTTTCTTTCTTTTGTAATAATTCATAATTGAGAGCAGCTATAAGTTGTTGAGCTGTATATTCTCCTTCAAGGATGATTTTATCAAACTTTAGTCTACATTCATCTTTACCTTTTCTAATAGCTCTAGTGCCTGTAAACTTCTTTCCTTTGTATTCAAAGGAATCAGTGCCTGGATAAATCTTCCACCATTCTTCAAAATCTGTTGTTGCAGGTTTTCTTCTTATAATTTTACTAGTGCTTTTAGCATTAATAAATTCTAAAAGATCTCTACCTACTAATGTGAGCTTTTCATCATCTTTAGTTATCAACGCTTTTCTTATCAAAGACTGATAGACAGAAGCAACTTTCATACTTCCCTCACATAGTGAAGAAACATCAAATTGTTCGTCTATCAACTTCAATAAAAATATTACATCTAGATTATAACCTCGTTTGATGAGCTCCTCGAACTGTTCTGGTGTTACGTTCAGCTTCATCTGTTAATATTGGTGTTACTACTTTTATAATTGCAGGTAGACGTTTTTTGTTCTCCTGCTCTTCTTCCCATTGTTGCCATTCCACTTGAATATCGTGGTGTCTTTCCATGGCATAGATATGATCATTGGGATATTCCCAATCCTCCAGTATCCAATCCATTACTCAGATTTTCTAGGTCTTCTAACAGGTTTTTTCTCAACTTGTGCATCATTTGCAACAGTTGGTTTCTTCTTTCTCCTCTTCTTGTACTTTCTTTTAGGCTTTTCAGCTTCATCTGTACAATGTGAGAAAGTTATGTTTCTAGGTTCAAACTTAGGACGTACAATCTCCTCTTTAGGAGGATACTCCTTGCTTGAAACATTCATTAAGATAAAACTTAATACTGCCAATAGTGAAAGTACAACTCCCACTACAATAATTGTATTTGCTTCCATAATTTTTAATTTTTGATTCTTAATCCATAAGCCATGTTAAACCAATCAAATGTGGCAATAGCTCTGGAATTGTTAAATTTAAAGATTTTTTTTAATAGTGGCATTGCATACTTCCTGAACTGTTCATATTGTTCTGAAGTCATTGTAATGTTAAAATACCACTGGTCATCATACAATGTATCTAACATAGTTTTACCAACCATTTCTAATTGGTATTCTATTAGATGTCTTGTAATGTTTTCTCTGTTTACCTTTGCTTTCATTCAAATAGATTTAATTGATTTGGAATAAATACTGTTTTGATTCTCTTACCCTCAGTCTTTATCTTTGTTACTATCCTGTTTGCTTTTTCAATATAGTAATCATAATTGACATTGTCAACTGATGCATTCTTTGGTAAGAAGTTACACACTTTACATACCCATTCACCAGCTTCCACTTGACTGATAGCAGCTGCTCTAGTTTGACATTCAGGGTTCTTCACCTTGAATATCTTATCACCAGTGTTGGATACATAATATCTGATTAGTTTGTTATAGACAGTGGTTTCACCTGTAGATCTATTAGTTCCCTCATAATGAAAACTTCTACTGGCCTTCTGTCTTATACAAAAATCATATAGATTAGTATGATTTCTAATAGTATGCTCAACAGGAGTACCATGTACAAAGTAATGCTCAAGAGCAATTGGAACCACTCTTGCCGATTTATTCTTGTGTAACTCAAAGTCAGTAAGGAAATCACCTTTCTTTTTAATTTCTCCATTAGTCATAATTGCTAAATAATCGTTCACCGTACTAAAGATAATCTTGGAATAGTCGGTTCTTTCTAACTCATATTGAGTGATGTCACACCACCACTTATTGATATCATGCATCAAAGGAATCAGTTCTTTCTTAATCTTGATAGTTACACCATCTGTGTTTGCAGAGATCACATGTATGCCATTGGTTTCATATTTTTCAATAAGCATCATTAGACTAAGCTCACCAGTTATTGTGGTGAACATAGTTAATTGCCTATCATATATCCAATTCTGCATATCAGAGCTTTTCGGTTTTGTTACCCTATAGGCTTTTTATCCTATAGTTCTTACAGTTCTTTTTCCTGTAAGCCCAGCATATATTTTCACCCACTTGGGGTGTCGGACACTCGTGGCGGTTTATATTCTTTGGAAGGTCCCAAAGTTTCACCCACTATGCGTTACACTGACATAGACTTTTTATTTTCTATGTTTAGCACGGTATTAGGAATCACACCCTTCACCGTTTTTGCCCAATTTTTCAACATGAATTGCTTCATGAAGCGGCTGATTGCTAAATATCAGTCCTTTATATAATTTACCAGTTTTACATGATTTATTAATGTTTCCTGAAGACAAGAACTTAATAGGAATACCCATTCTTTCTTTTTCAAATCTACTTTTTATTGGTAGATTGTTTTCTTCAGTAGTAGACCATTCTTCAATGTCTTTTGAACATCTAAAATCTGTAAGAAAATTACAATTTGCATCGTACACATAAACTTTAGGAGAATTATCTCTTTGTTTTTCACCTTGTAATCTATATTTATTAAGAACTTTTTCTGATATAGTTTTTTTCACATTTTTTAAATATGAATAATCTATTTCTCCTTGTTTTTTTTCTTTATTCCAAGGTGTATGTCCTTTTTTAAAATTAGATTGTATTTCTCCAGAAGCATATCTTCTTTTCATTGTCTCAGCTCTCTTTAATATTGTCTCTTTTGACATATTTGGAGTACCTGACGCTAAAGGATTAATATTGTACAAATCATCAAAATTGTGTTGATTTATCCAATACTGCTCTTGTTCTAAAGTTAAATGTTTCTCAGTATTTTCTATAATTGAGGCACAAAAACTAGTTTCACCATATTTGTTAAAAGCATTTTGTAAATGTGCATTTTTATGCTTATTTGCTCTTAACATAGATACATGATGTTCTATTCTTTTTATAACTCGCATTACAGAAGATCCAATGTATATTTTACCATTCATTAGATTTTCGATAACATAAACTCCAGGTTTTTCTGAAGAACAATTATGCGCTATTGTAATTTCCATAAGTAAGAATTTTTTACAAACTTACTAAAACTTTCCGTAAATTCAAAGAACTAAATTAAATTTAACAATTTCTTAACAACCGTATACAGAGTTAACTGCAAGTTTAAGGGCTCCTACAATTCCTTTAATCTTTTTATCCTTCTTAGCAAGTGGTTTAAGCTCTAATCTCTTCTCAAACATCTGTTTGTATCCCCTAAGGAATTCCTTACCCAAATGAGCAGGAAACTGCCCATTATTGATGATGATGGCTGGGTAGTATGCATCCCAGCTCCTGTAACCTTTCAATTACAGCTGGACTATATCATCATTTAACTTATTTTAATTCTTTTTTCCAAACATAACCATAGATAGATGGTTTATGACCTGAACACACTGAATAAATTTGTTGCCATTTGTAATTTTTATTTTCTTCTGTAATTTCACTTACAGAATTCCATTTCTTTACAAACTCTCCATCTTTTGTATACTGATAAATATTATACTTAGTTGTAGATTCTGAAACTCTTTTTGCCATTTCTTTAGTAGCCTCTGGATTATCTTTCCAATATGTATGACTAACCTTTAGTCTTTCTTTTGAATCTTTAAATCGTTTAATCTGAGCTTCACTACATTTGTTTCTTGTTTCTTCTGAAACAATGCAATTAGTTTCTGAATCTAATCTAATATTGTATCCTTTATTTCTATCAGTACAATTGTAAGACATCTGCCAATATAATTCTTGTGTTTTTAATAAGTCAAACGGTACATATTCTACTACAAAATATTCAAAGTTTTCTCTACCATATTTGTGCCATGCATTTATTAAGTGATCATTTTCATTATCTCTATTTTTTTTATTGAGATTATTTATATGTTGTCTGATCCTTCTGTATATACATTTAGCCTTTCCTATATAGACTTTATTATTTACTTTGTTTCTTATGCAGTATATACCGCTTTGGTTTAAATGCTCTTTTCTATTTAATTTCATGTTCTATACTTTTTTACAAATATAAAACATTAGATGGATAGAACCAAGTCATTCATGTTAATTAAATGTTAAATGTTCCCTGTTTAGTCTCTGAACCTTGATCTATTTCAAAATAGACCCTTGGCTGCGGATTGTCCAATCTTAACCTTTTTTACCATACCTGAGTAATTACTTCAGCCGCTACATATATTTCTATTGTAGTTTGGTAGGTTAAGCTCTAAGGAGATTCCCGTCAATTTAAGGAATTTTAGTTACGCCATAGTATTAACGAAACATCCCAATCGATTATCTCGTACTCTTCATCAGCCTCAAACACTTTAGGTTTGTTCTCTGTATGAAGACCACCTTTCATAAAAGAATATACATTTCCATAGAAATCTATATGCTCTTTGAAATCATCTTGTAAGCCAAGTTGCATCTTTGTAATCTTCTTTAAGAAATCTTTAAGTTGATCAGTTTCAAATGTTACATACTTAGCAATACAATTCTTTACGTTAATGCTCTTTCTGAAGTATCCCTTCTTTGGAAGTTCTCTGTAATCTATTCCTTTCTCAGAACAGTAATACTTCTTAATCATTTCATCCCCTATCTTACTATCTGAATAGTTCATACATGGAATACCAAACTCTGATTCAATGTCTTGTCTCAGCTCTATTTGATTATTCCCTTTGTATAAAGGATGATCAGTCTGTCCAAGAGTTATCTTGTAGAATTCATACGTAGCATCAACATCATTATAACAATAGTCAACAGTCATATCAACTTCTTCTTTTGTCATATTAGTCTTGGTGTGATGAATAGGCATCTCTTCAATGTTCTCTAGGTCCATCTCAAACTCTAATCTCTTCAAGCTCACCATTCGATTTTTATTATCATAATGGTGTATCTTAAACAAATCAAGTTGCTTCAATGATAACTCGTGTTCTCTGTATTCTGGGAACACATCATAATTAGCATCATGGATAACATCAGCTGCTTTCTGTGCTATTTTTGCACATATTTCTAGATTTGATAGTTCATGCCAATATTCATGGTTTCTTAATACCCATTCAACAACTTGACTATCAAAGCGTAGATTATTATA